GTGTAGGTGTTGGTGTAGGAGTTGGTGTAGGGGTAGGAGTTGGTGTAGGTGTAGGGGTTGGTGTAGGTGTAGGGGTTGGTGTAGGTGTAGGGGTTGGTGTAGGGGTTGGTGTAGGGGTTGGTGTTGGGGTAGGAGTAGGTGTGGGTGTAGGCGTAGGGGTAGGCGTAGGTGATACTAAATGTAGACCTATACCACTTGTATAACGCTGTAATGGACTCACAATTACTCCCTTTATTTAAATGTTAAGCAAACTTGTTTTGTGATGCAAGAACAGTAAATGTGGCTGCTCCTGTTTTGATAATTGTATAAACATAAACATCTGTAGAGTTTATATTTCCTGCAGCAGGTGCAGATCCACCTAACCACTTTAATGTTACTCCAACTGCTGTTCCATCAATAGTAAATGCTGTTGGATAGTAGGCTGCAGCACCATTTGGCGATACATAAACTACAGTTATTTGCTGACCAGATGATATAGTTGAGTCAAAGGTAGTTGTATTATCGCCTCTAACATTTAAGGTCCAGTTTCCTGTAGCAATTGCTGTAGTGACCTTAACAGATGAAGTTAAAGCATCAATATTTACAGTTCCTGTAGATGCCGCTCCAACAAGATCAAGTTGTTCTTTTGGTGAGGTAAGTAGAGGATTATTTGAAACAGAAATAGTTGGAACAGGTCCAGAAGCATTGGTAATTGTAATACCTGTGCCTGCTGTAAGGCCTGTAACATCTCCAGTTCCAAATGATTGCCAGGTACTGCCATCATAAAAAACTGTTGTGTTGGTATCAGCAAGGTACGCAAACATACCTTCTTGGACAATTCCTGCCGTTAGGGCAGCGTCTCTTGCTGCAGCAGAAGCAAAGTACATTATTGATTGATTCTGCAGATTGTATTGTACCTGTGCTGCGGTTAATACATCACCTGTGTTAAAGGTAAGATAACCTGCGTTTGGACTGCCTGTAGGCATTGTTTTTCTCCTTTAGTATGTTAATGCATTTACATCCAGAAGCCCTTGAGTTCCTGAATCTAAAATGAATGCTTGTATAATTGGTTCTGCTGTTAATACTTTTATTGTCCATGAATTAGGCGTAATGTCATGCTGAACTCCTTGAATGAATAACTCACGAGCAACGGTTGATCCACCTGACATTGTTTTAATTATATAAACAAGAGAATAAATGTCTGATGTTAAATTAATAAATACGCTGTCTTCGTCATTGTCTCCAGTAATATCTAATAGCATGGAGTCAATTCTTAGGTTAGCATCTTTGCGAGAGGCAAGCAGAGTTCTTGCTTGATCGTTAGCCTCTTGATCTGTTTCTACAAGAATATCGGTTCTTTGGCCTGATTTAATAAAATATGTGTCAATGCTGAATTGATCTTGAACATTTTGAGGGATTCCATTAAGTCTCGTAACAGTAACATCATTTAATATAAGTTGATCATCATATGCAAGATCAAGATTTACATATGGAAGGGATCCAGCAGTATTATTGTCTGAATAAAATCTTGGAGTAGTGTCTGCTAACTGTGTTACAGTTTGACGATCTAAGAATCTTGCTTTTCCAGATCTTGTCATAAAGAAGCCACCAAATTCAGACTGTTCAATTGTTTGAATAGCCTGTAATAATGATCTATTTCCACCAGGATCTGCTTGCATTTCAGATTGACCTTGAGAAATTGCTCTCATAGAGGTAGGCCATCCAGCAAAATCTAATATTGCATCCACTCTTGGCCCTGATAATTGATTTGCAGGGCAACCTGGAATTGGCGAGGTACCTGTAGAAACATTATATAATAATCTAAATCCATCTACACATTGTAAGGTAACTGTAGAAGTGCTATCTACACCTTGATAGAATCCTGTATCGTAGGAAGTAATATATCCTGCAAATATATTTACTTCTACATCTTCTCCATCTAATGGAGTAATAGCAAATATTCTTATTTTACGCAAAGGAATTAACTTCGTATAATAAGGAGATAAAGGGTTAAATGGATTAAAGTCTGAATTAGGATCATTTAATGTTACCGTTGCAGTTCCAGCCTCAAAGTTAGAAAGAATACGGTTACGACCTCTACGAGTAGATACTTTCATTACCATATCAGTTATATCAACGATATCAGCAGGAACATCACCTAAAGTGTTTATATCTAAAAGACCATAAGATAAATCATCAAGAATTAGAGGATATGAAAATGATGGTCCTGATGAGAAGTCAATTTCTACTCTTAGTGATGGTAATGTCATTTTATACCGCCTGTAGGTTTATCTGATTACCATTGTACTGTGTTCCAAGGAGTCCATTTCTAACTGTTTGAACTAAATCTTGTTCAGTAGTCACAGATCCAGCAACATTTACAGTAACACTTACGCTACCGCCAGCCATTAGGTTTCCACCACCAGAAAGATCTTTAGCAGTAGATATTGTATTAGAGTTTATCATTGCTCTAAATCTTGCTCTTTCTGCTGCATCTGCTGCTGCATCTGACATTGATGATGATACTACTGCTGCTGCTGCATCTGCTCTTTCTTTTGCCTGGAATGAAGCGTAGGTTGCCATGCTTCTATCAAAGGCTAATTGTTTTTCTGCTGCTGCTAATTGTGCTGCTATAGATGCTGCTCCAATTGCTCCGCTTTCTCCCTTTGCTAAAGCGCTTGGATTAACCTTTGCTGCAGCCAAAGCCATAGCGTCTGTATCTCCAACTAATTTAGCAAATGCATATTCAGATGCTGCTTGTGCACTTGCTGCAGCGTTTGCTGCTGCCAATGCTTCTTCAGATTCTGCTAATGCTGCTGCTGCGGCTGCTGCGGCGTCTGCGGCGGCTGCTGCTGCCTTTGCTGCATCTGCAATAACTGCAGGATCTTCTCCGCTTCCTGGAATAAAGCCTTTACCTCCAGGAACTCCACCAGGAACTCCACCAAGCATCTTAATATATCTCTCAAGGGCTGCAATAGCATCAAGCCAAGCATTCTTAGCAAAAATGGCAGGATCTACAAGAGTACCATTATATGCAACAGGAGATCCAAGTTTCAAAATGTAGTCAGATATTTCTTCTACAGTCAGACCCCATCTGTCTTGCAATTTCTTAATTTCTTCATCTGTTAACTTGCCATCATTTACTACTCTTACAAAGTCTGCATACAATAAGACTTCTTTTTGAGTCATACCCCACGCATTTTGTAGTTTAGCAATTTCAGCATCTGTCAATACGCCATCATTAATTGCTTGGAAGAAATCAAGATATTTCTTTGCCTGATCATAAGTACTGCCCCATGATTTAGCAAGAAGAATAACTTCATAGTCATCAATTTTATTATCGCCAACAGCAAGAACAGATTTAATATAAGCATCTGCTGCTTCTGTAGTCATATCCCATTTCTTGGCTAAATAACCAAGAACTACTAAATCATTTTGTCTTAATTTATCAAGATTAGCGACAATATCGCTATATCTTTGAAGAATAATAATTCCTTCTTTATTAAGATCATTATTTAGTTGGGTTAATTTATTCATTGATGCTAAATATGCAGCACCTTCTTTGCTCCGCTCAAGATTCTTTTTTACAGCCTCATCTTGAATAGCACCATAAGCATCTCCTGTTGGAGAGAACTTTATACCAAATTTAGATTCTATTTTCTTTTGAATAGCAGCACGAAGGGCTTTAGCCTTAGCATCTTTTTCTGCTGCTTTTGCTGCCGCAGCCTGTGCTGCTGCTGTTTTAAGTAATTCTTTTCTTGCTTCTTCTTGAGCCTTGGCTTGTTCTACAGCAACCTCAATAGATTTAAATCCAGCAAGTGCTGCTGTTTCTGTTGCTGATCTAACTGTTATATGGGCACGAGCAGTTTTATTTAAAGCATTTTCTGCTCTTCCACCTATATTTTCAAGGAACATAACCATGCCCTTGATTCCAACAGCCAATCCAGCCAAAATTCCAAGGGCACGAAGAGTAGGATTTAATTTTGTTGCTAATCCAACAAGGAATTTAAGTCCATTTATCCAGCCAGTTCCACCAACAACCATGGCAAATGTATTAAATCTTGTTGCCATTAATCCAATTGTTGAAATAGTTTTCATTGAGAAAAGCGCATTAACAACTGTAGTAAATTGTTTGAAAATTCCAAGTAATAAAACTACTTGTCCATATATTTTAATAAGCCATGGAATTCCAGCAACAATAAGAATTAAAGTTTTGTATTTTTCAATTACAGCAAGTATCTGAACCATACCATTTACTAAACTGCCTAATAGATAAATAGTAGTATCAAAACTCTTTGTAAGATTTTGGCTATTTAAATCTACCCATTCCTTAACTTTAGGAATAATGGTTGTAGTTAGGTATGTAGCAAACTTTATCATTTCTGGCATTAATACATAGCCAATTGCCTCTGCTACTTCGCCAAATTCTAATTTTAATCTTGTAAATGGGTCTTTGTCTGCTGCCGCTTTTGCTGCACCCTGGTAGGTTGAGGTTAACTGATCTAATATCTTTCCAAAATCTTTTGTCTTTACTGCTGTGGCATCAAGTGCTGGAAATAGTTTCTTGAGTGCTGTATAGTTGCCTGTAGCAGCCTTTGCTAATGCACCTGAGACAGTTCCTAAGTCTTTATTGCTTCCTACAGCAGCATCTATTGCAATGTTATTTAAATATTGTGCTTGTGTAACATCTTTTGTTGCGGTAACAAGTGTATTTAAACTTGATCTTAATTCTGTGTCAGAAATGTTAGCAAGCATTTGTTGCTTACTTATGTATTCTTCTACTGCAGTAATTTGCTCATTTGTAGCATTAGTAACATTTTTTAAAGTGTTTGCTAAAACTGATGCTGATTTGGCATCTTCAATTGCTGCATTAACAGATGTTTTACCTATTTTATAAGCAAATGCTACGGCTGCAGCACCTGCAACGGCATATGCCTTTACTGTTCTATTAGCCCAAGAGTCAATCTTTTTGCCCATTTTGGCAATGTCTTTTTGAGCAGCCTTAGAACCTTTATCTGAGTATTGAGAGACGATTCTTGCTATTACTGCGCCACCACTTAAGGCCATGTTATGCTCTCCTCATCTCTAAATGTTGTTGTAATTTTTGTTTAGCATCATTCAATGCTTTTTCAATATTTCTTTCAATTGAAGGCTTATGCTTATCTACAGCCTTCCATACTAAACGAGAGGCATTTCCAACTTGACCCTCTAAATTCTTAATAAATGTTCCTGTACCGCTTGATTTTCTGCCAGATAATTCATAAATAACACCAGCAGCAGATCTATTTTTAAGAGCACCAGCAGAAGTTGTATAGTCTCCTCTAACTTTGCCCTGAGCAGTTGTAGCACTAATACCAGTCCTAATTACAGATTGATCCCAAGCAGGCCAACCAGCACCACCACGAGTGCGAGGATTGCGAGCAGGAACGACATTCCATCCACTTAGTGGAGGCTTTGCGGTGACATAGGACTGTGCGTCTGCCTTAGCAGTACGCAATTCAGAATTAACAACTTTGTTAAATTCTTTGACTGCCTGCTTGTCAAAATTTTGAAGATCTCTTATAGTTTCTTTAATTCCTGTTAGAACTATTTTGTCTTCAAATTTCATTTTACCCTGCTCGCTTTTTCCATCGCTTTGTTTTTCTCCTTGAGATAAATAACTATTGCTTCTAATACACCATCAGGTGCTTCAAGAAGATCAATTGGAGATAATCCTGTCTCCACAGAGATCATTGCTACCGAATAGGTTAGGCTGTCTCTGTGGATTCGGAATTTGGGTCAGTAACCAACTCAACGCTATCAAGCGTATCAAGGAAACTTTCACCAAAAGGCTTTACTACCTTACCAGCATCCTTCATGGCTGACCATGCAAGGAAGTAGATATGTTCCAATCTTTGCTCTTCTGTTAAAAGTTTTGCAAAGCCTTTATTGTATTTCTGTTCAAAGGCAACAATAGATTTTGGACGAAGGGTAAATGTTCCCTCTTGTCCATCTGTTGTTTTTACTTTGATATTTAGTCCATCCATTTGTATTACCCCTTTAAGGTTATGCTATTGATTTTGTTATGTCTCCGCTAACTGGCCAAGTAACACTGACAGTTGATAAGTCTCCGATTGCCGCATTTATTGAGGTCCATTCAGAAACAACTACTGTAAAAGTATATTTTGGATTAGAGGAACTTACGCCAGCATTTACAGGTCTTATTTCCATTGATTGGAGAGTTCCAAGTAAACTGCTAACATGACTATTTATAATTTTCTCTAAGCCATCTGTAGGATCAAAATCTTGAATGAATTCAAGGCTTACCTTGTTTTCTGCAAGTCCTGGTACATATTTTTTAGAGTAGTCATTAACTTGAGTGGTCTCAAAAATGTCATATGAAGTAGAGATGGTGATACTTGTGACGAACTCACTAATATCTATTCCACCAATTGCAACATATCCATTTGTTAAGACTAATGCACTCATAATTTCCTTACGCTGTTGTCTTTACAATTGCGCCATTTACAGGCCAGGTAACAGAAACAGTAGCCAATTCGCCAACTGCTCCATTAATTGGTGTCCACTCAGAAACAAGCACATCAAATGTGTATGCTGGGTTGGTTGATGATGTTGTTCCACCATCTGGCTTAACGATAATTGTGATATCGTTCTTTCCTACCCATGTTGTTGCTGCATCATTGATAGTTGCTTCCAACTCTGATGCTGAGAAGTCCTGGTTAAATTCAATTGTTACTGAATTATCCTTAAGACCACCAACACGAGTTCTGGCTCCTGCTGAGGACATTGCTGTTGTTTCAACTGCGTCAACATTTTGATTTAAAGTTACGCTTGTGACATGATCAGAAAAATCTGTTCCATCAATGCTTACAAACGCATTTGTCAAAACTATTGGTGTATACGCCATGATTATTTATCTCCTTCATAGTTGTATGTATTAAAAACAGAAGTTTCTGACTCCTGTACTTCTTTTATTTCTTCTTTTACTGCTTTTGGTGTCTTTGGTGCTTCTTTGATATACCCTGCTGCAAGAAGTCTTTCAACTTTTCCTCCATTAGCAATTATATCATCTGCAGTAAGTTTTTCACCATTAATCTTACCGCAAATCTTTTTATCTGTGGTTACTATATATTCCATTTTTTCTCCTAACCCCAAATTGCAAGGTTGTAACGATAAGATAGATATGTCTGATCTCCAGTCTGATAAGTGCCACTTTCAGCACTTACTACTCTGCAAGTTTTAACTGAACCATTTAAGGTCAAATCTGACTCAATGGCAGCCTTAATAGACTTAGTTCCACCACCAGCCAAATATTCATCAAGTTTGTCTTGCCCTGCTCTTTCAGAAAATCTCTGAACAATCACATAAACATCACATGATGCTGTGTCTAAACCACGAGCCATGCTTGCGTCAAATGTGAAATCTAATTGTCCTACTATTGCACAAGGCGGAACAATTACATCTGGGATAGTATCATAAACTCTCATATTTGTAATTGTTAAAAGATTCTTCTTTATGCCTTCTCTTACTGCACTTATGCTATTAATCATTAGTATGCAAGTCCTTTATTTCTTCTAAATGTCTTCAATAGCATCTCTACATCTGGATCAAGTCTTGAACTAAGTCTTACTGTACCTAATTCTACAGATCCTGCAATACCAAATGGAGATTGCTTTCTAATAAATAATCTTGCTGCCTGAATCTTGCAGGCTAATTCAACTTCATATGGAACTTCTGGAAATCCAAATATTCCTTTTACTCTAACTGTCTGTGGAAAGAAATATGGGAATACATATGAGCCAATTGCCAATATTCTTGTATATGGCCATCCCTTAGATGGGTTATTTACTGGTTCATACATAACATCTAATGGTGGATTTGTTATATTCCAAATCTGATCATAAGTTTGTTCAAATGAAGGATCACATGCTAACTCTGTTAATTGAACAATGTCATCTGTCTCTATATACCATGGGCTATAGGCAGTATAGTATTTTGTAGCAGGTGCTAATAAAGTACCCTCTTGATAGAAAAATCTCTGGCAATATTCATCAATCTGACGACTTGCAGCCAGAATTGCTGCCTGAATAGCAACATCATCATTACTATCCTCAATCTGCAATGCATCTTTAACATCAGCCAAAGTCGTATACTGTGTATTAGATTGACTCATTTGCTCCTCTTCTCCAATTTAGGCAACATGGCTTTTTCTACTTTAGGTAGTGCTGTTGCTGTTTCTTTTTTAATTCTAAAAATCTTTAGTAATTTCATGTTCCCTCGTTTTAAGAAGGAGCAGGCCTTGTCGGGGTTGCAAAGCCTGCCCTTCCCTTAGATTACTCTAAGTATTGCAATAGATTAGTTTTCAAATATCCAATCTATGCAAATTCAACTTAGAATGTTGGTGCAATTAAGCCAGTTCCACCAATTACAGAAGCAGCAGCAGGGTAACGACCAGCAGAGAATGCTGAGTATCCATATACTACTGACTTAACTGTTAGTGAACCTGCACCAGTTGCATCAAATGAAAGTGCAAATGGTGATCCTGCTTGCTCCCAGAGGTGCAATTCAGGTGCTGTAACGCAATAGATTTCATCTTCTGTTCCTGCGCCTGCATCTGTAACAACATTTGCATCTGCAATGATTGGAAGACCCATCAATGTGTAACCTGAGTTACCGTATCCAACTGCACCTGCGCCTGTAGCAACAGAGTTCATTGGACCATTGATTGATGGTACAACGAGTGGACGATTTGAGGAGTCAGTTGCTGCAAGCAAGAATGCCAAGCGGCGTGGGTGCATGATCCAGTGTGTAGGATTCATGAATACGCCAGTCTGGATTTGCTGATAAGCATCTGCCAACTTTGGATATAGATCTTCAACAGATGGTGCTGCATCATTATAAGTGATTGCATTTACTCCAACTGTGTTGCGAAGACCAAGGATTTGTCCTGATGCTCCAGAACCATTGAGGATCTGGTTATCAAGAGTTGTGTGCCATGCACGAATTAGGTCCTGTACGACGAATGCATCTACGCCAGTTCCTCTTTCAATGACCTGCTTTGATAGATCTTGCTGACCTGCGATTGTACGCACATCAATAGTCAAGAGTGTATCATCAGCGTTTGTCTCAGAAACTGGTGAGTTTTCAGAAGCCTGAACTGCTGCAGATGTTCCTGTAGTCATACGAGAGATATTTAGAGTCATACCTGCTGCTGGGAGCACATGCTTGTTTGTAGCGAAGTCTGCTGTTGGGCGACCTGCACGAGCATATGGTGCTGCAAGATCAACAAGGTATTGTGGGATTACAAGACCTGCAAAGTTTGCAGTTCCTACATCACGACGCTCAATTGACTCTTCACGAGTGTGACGAGCAAGACGCTCTTGTGCACCAAAGTCATTACGATATTGTGCATTGAACGCATCAGCAACGAATGAGTTACCTGATTCTGCTGTATAGGTGCGTGGTTCGCTTACAATCTTTGTTGTAGCGGTTGTCTTTGGCATAGCAACATCTGCTACTGCTGCACGAACTTCTGCAACCTTAGCATCAGCATCTGCTTGTGCCTTGAACTTTTCAATCTTTGAATCCAATGAGCGTGATTCCTCAACAAGGGCATCTACCTTTGCTGACTCATCATTTGTAAGGTCTGTGCGGTTCTCTGCAGCAACTGCTTCAAGAACTGCGTCCATTTCTGCCTTAACAGACTCACGGCGTTCAATCAACTTGTCTAAATAAGACATTGTATTGTTCTCCTTTTATGAGTTTATTTGTTTATTGAGGTGGTGGCAATGGATCTCACGACGCTTACAGGGTGTGAGTTTTGCTCCGACTTCGCCCTATTATTTCTAATAGGAAATTTATAGTGTGTTTCTCTTAGCCTGTGCAAGGCGTAGAGAATATTTTCTTCCTGTTGGAAGTAATTGAGTAGAAGGAATTTCTCCAAGTACTTGAGATCCTTCTCCAGGAATATCTGCAATTATTTGAGTAATTGAGTCTTCTTCTTTTGCTAAAGGAAGTGGATCAATAAATCTTAATTCAGACATTTTATGACCAACGAGAGTTTCTGTTGCTCTCCATCCTTCACGAGTCTCTTCAAATACTCTTATAAGTACTGCTGGATCTCCTTCTTCAGCATTGATGCTAAACTTAGTACCTGGAATTCCAAGAACTCCTTCACGCATAATGTGTTCAATTTGACCTCTTGCTGTACCACCAGAAGAATCCCATGAAACAAAATCTCCAACCTTTTCACGACTTTCTTCTTCAATTTCATCATCTTCTACATCAGCGTATGGATCCATGCTGTCTTCTTCTTCCATTTCACCATTTCCAAGCAACATAGACATAACTTCTACTGCCTTCATGATGTATTCGTGACCTTCAGATAAGTCTCCAAAGATTTGCTTTAATACTAATAGAGAATCGCCTGTTACTTCTCTTCCTTCTTTGATTTCTGCTAATGCTCTCTTTAGGGCTTCCCTCGCTTCTACAGAGGTTGCTGGATAGGCTGGATAGGTTACAATAGACACATCTCCATCTGCTAAAGATACTTCTGTAAGCATTCTTTCTGTGCGGTCATCATTCCATCTTTGACGAATTACTCTAAATGCAAAGGACATTTGATCAACATCACCACGAGATACAAGTGTATATAAATCTCTTGCTTCTTGAGTATCTGCTAATTCTGCCTCAAAATAAAGACCCTTTGCATCTTCGTATAGTCTCATTGTTCCATTCTTGGTTCTTGCTAAAGGCAATCCTTCATGGTTAATAAGTAGACGAACATCTGGTGTCTCTGTGAGAGTCTTTCTGAATGCACCTGGTGCAATCTTCTCTATAAATGGTAGTGGCAAGGATGGCTCATTGAATACCGCAGCATAGCCTGCCATACGCAGTGTACCGTCTTCTGCCCTTGTTTCTATGTTCCTTACTGTGAAGGTACGGCGTTCTGTCTTTTTCATTTTGCTCCTTGCTTTACTTTCTTCATTATTTAATGAATCAATTTGGCGTTGTGCCCAGTTTTGTGCTCTGTCAGAGAAATTAGAATCTCCGCCCCATAATAACCATGCAACTAATCCAGGACCAGGATACTGTGAGTCAGAAGGATCACTGTTCTTAGGTGCTTGACCATCTACTTTATGACGAGAAAACCATGGAGCCATTTTTCT